AAAAAATATATAAGAAAAAAGTAATATTAAGAGAGAATAGTAAAAATATCTGTGGTATCTGTGGCAACTATTGAAAAGCCTTGATTTTACAGCGTTTTTGCTGTCACAGATGCGTGAAATGATGTGTGCTGTCATTAGAAAAAGGTGCATCCCTCTGTAATGCCGCCTATAATGCGTTATAAGGGCAGTTGTGGATTTCAGGTGTCAGGATATACCCAACACACCAAAAACGCTTCTACGGGCCGTCAGGCGGCTCTTCCGGTGGTTCCTCTGTTTCTGGACCATAGATGCACGCTAAAACAAAGTCCTTCAATACCGTGTTTGAAGTTTTTCCCTGATCCTTGCAGAATTGTTTGAATAGGGCCGCTTCTTCTTTTTTCACCTTACAACCAACGGTTGCCATATTTTTTAGGTTGTATTTGTTAGCCGCCCTTTTCTGAGCATCACTTGGGGGCATAGATTTCACCACCTTTCACTATTCGGTATAATCATAACATATTAGCAGTATGGTTAACCATATACAAAACAGACAAATATATATGGTTAACTTTGTTGTATTTTTTACTTGATATATGGTTAACCATAGTTTATAATGAAAACATAGCATGAGACAACAACCAAAGCGGCAATAAAAAGCCCCCTTGTGCCACCGTCTGCAAACTCTGACACAAGGGAGCCAAACCCACCACCCAAAGGGCGGCTTGTGGATAGTATAACACATGATCCGCCCGGCAGTCAAAGAAAGGACGGAATTACATAATGAAAAATCTGATTGAAACCGCCAAGGCCACCAAGGTTCCTGAGAAGTATGAACTTCGGGCAAGTGATCTGGATGCCCTGTACCGTGAAGCCCATGGGGATGTGTTCAGGATGGTTTCTTGGGCGTTCAAGATTGGCTTCCATCAGGGGCAGAAGGCAAAGGGGGAATAAGCATGACCAAAGAAGATATGATTGCCTTGGGTATTCCCAAGGATCGGATGAAGGATTTCCGAACCCGGTATTTTGCCGATGTGAAGAAAGCTGCCCAGCGTCTGAACAAATCTTCGGAGCAGTCAACCGATGATGTGAAGAAGGCCATTGCCGCATTGGTTCAAGTGATTGATGATCCCGAAACCTTGCACCTGATTCTTTCCTATGTGGCTTCCCTTCATACCGGGGGTGATCGCTGATGCCGGTCAAAGTCAAGATCAGCTATACCCCGGACGAGGAAGCGAAAATAACCCGGCTTGAAACCCTTCTGAAGTCGCTTTTGCCCCGTCATAAGGTCAAGAAAAGCACAGGTACACCCCCCTATAATCACTTGTATTTCACACCTACAAAAAGCGAAAAACACACGAAATAGGCGGTTTTCCTTGACCTACACCCCCATATATGGTATAATTTTAATATAGTACCCCACCCCCTACGGGGTGGAAGCTGTGAGAAAACGGCGTGGGAATCGTTCTTTTTGGGACGGTTCCCACGCTTTTTCTATATTTAGCCTACTTCGGGCGTTAAACGGAGGTATGAAAGATGGATGAAAACAAGGCCATGAACAATCAGAACCCGGATGGAGCCGGGGCAAAAACCTTCAGTCAGGACGATGTGAACCGCATTGTTGGTGAACGCCTTGCCAAAGAGAAGGCCAAGGGTGAAGCCGTTCTTGCTGAAAAGGAACAGCAGTTGGCCCAGCGTGAATTGCTGTTGACTGCCAGAGAAAAATTGACTGAAAACGGCCTTCCGGTGGAGTTGGTGGACGCTCTGAATGTGTCCAGCCCTGAAGCATTGGAAAAGGCCCTGTCCATCGTGAAAACGGTTATGGACAAACACAAAGAGGAAGCCCGACCTATCAAGATCAGAGGGGCTAAAACGGCTGAAAGTCTGTCAGGCCCCCCAAGCACCACTAATGGTTCGCTTAGAAAGGCTATGGGGCTTCCCGAATAAGAAAGGAAGTGCCATAAATGGCTAATACTGTTAATCTCGTTACTACATTCCTTCCGCTGGTGGATGAAAAGTTTACCACGGAATCCCGCAAATCCCTGTTGACCAACAATGACTTTGATTGGACGGGGGCGCACTCCATCAAGGTTTACAAGGTGTCCACTTCGGCCATGAACGACTATGACCGCCCCGGCGCAAACACCGCCACGAATTGGAGCCGGTTCGGCCCCGTGGCCGGTCTGGATGCCACCACCGAGGAAATGACCCTGAAGAAGGATCGTTCCTTCACCTTTGCCATTGACAAGCTGGACACGGACGAAACAGCCGGTCAGCTTCAGGCCGCTGGTGCGTTGGCCCGTCAGCTTCGGGAAGTGGTGATCCCGGAGGTGGACACCTACACCTATGGCGTGATGTGTGCCGGTGCTGGCACCAAACCCGCCGCCATTGCCCTTACCGCTGAAAACATCTGTGGTGAGATTTTCAAGGCAAACACCGCCCTTGATAATGCCGAGGTTCCCGAAACCGGGCGTATCATCGTGGTAACGCCTGATACTTACCTTCTGATGAAGCAGTCCAAGGATATTTTCTTGGAAACTGATGTGGCGGAAAATATGCGGCTTCGGGGCGTGATCGCCCAGCTTGACGGGGCGCAGATCATCAAGGTTCCCGCCAACCGCCTTCCCTCTGACTTTGGCTTTATGATTGCCCATCCCGTGGCAACCGTGGCCCCTACCAAGTTGGAGGATTACCGGGTACACCAAGACCCGCCCGGTATTTCCGGTGATCTGGTGGAAGGCCGTATCTGTTACGATGCCTTTGTGCTGGATAACAAGAAGGCGGCTATCTACTATCAGGCCGTGACCGAGGGCTAATATCTGATGCGGGGCGTGTGGGCGTGGCCTATGCGCCCCGTATTTGATTTTCAGGAGGTTTTCATGGAACGGATAGACCGACTTATCATAAAGGCGAAAAAGGCCGCACAAGCCAAGGCAGAGCGGTTTACAGTGGGCTTTGTGACCTATGAACCGGATAAGGATAAATACAAGGCTTGCGGCCACCTGTGGGGCGGCAGGAAGGCTTCTGGATGCCGGTATGTGGTTACATGGCACGACAACACAGAAGCCGCCACAAATGCCCTGATTGACCTTTATGACCAATACCCCAACCCCGTTGAAGATGCCGTGATCTTCTTCAATGTGATTGACCAGTAAGAAGGGAGTGAAACACCATGCCCCGGCGCAAAACGCTAAAGCTATCTACCCCGGCAGATATACGCCGGGCCATTTCAAGGGTCGCAAATATGGCCCTGAACAATGAGATTGACCCCAAGAGAGCCAACACCCTTCTTTATGCCTGTAATGCCGCTCTTGCGGCCATTAAAACAGACGAATATGAAAAGAAGCTGGTGGAGCTGGAAGGGCTGTTATCCACTATGGAAGGGCGGTAAACCATGACCAATGAAGAACTTGTGGCCCTGATCCAAGCCGGGGATCATGTGCAGGATAATATGGGCCTTCTGTATCAGCAGAACCGGCGATTTATTACGGGAATTGCATTGCCGTTTTCCAGTTCTGTTGAATTGGATGATCTGATGCAGGAAGCCTATTTTGGATTGGAAAAGGCGGTTTCCAAGTATGATCCAACCTTGGGCTATGCGTTTTTGACCTATGCCGAAAATCATATACGCTTGTCTATCCAAAGATATTGTCAGAACTGTGGGCGCTTGAAGCGTGTTCCCGTTCATGTTCTTGAACAGATTTCAAAATACCAAAAGTTCCGTTCAGATTTTCAAGCCGTAGTTGGGGATGAACCTACCGATGAAGAATATTGCTTCTATCTTGGTATCGAAAATAGGCGGCTGAAGGAACTTCGTAAATACATGACCGGTTCTGAAACAGCAAGTTTGGATGGCATTGTACCCGGAACAGAAGATTTCACCCTTGCTGATGTGATTGCAGATGATTTTAACCTTGAAGAAAGTGTTTGTGACACTTTGGCGGATGAACAGGCCAAAACCACTATTTGGGGGGCCGTTTCTGATCTTGGTGGAAACGCTTCTGAAGTTGTTCAAGGTTATTACAAAAACGGTGAAACGCTCCAAGGCATTTCGGATCGGCTGGAAGTCAGTATAGAACGGGTTCGGCAAATTAAGAACCGGGCTATTTCCAATCTTCGCCGCAATAGGAAGCTGAAAGAAGCCGCTGAAGTTTATGGGTATGGGTGCGCCAAAGCCTATCATTGGGGGCTGGGACACTTCAAGAATACTGGCACTTCAGCAACAGAGTATTTGGCATTGAAGCACATTGAACAGGAACAGTCCCGGAAAAATTCAGCAAAGGAAATTCGTGGTATATCCACCTTCGCCCAAGTATCTTCAGCTCGTATGAAAAAGGAAAGCGGCACGGTTCCTATTGGCCTAAAAAAACTGCAAAAAACCATCAAACAGGCGGAAGCCCTCTTGCGGGAAGCTGACGCACTTACAAAAAGGCGGTGAAAATATGCTGAAACACGAAAACCCGAACATTGAAATTATCAACAAAAATCTGTGGGCGGTTCGGTTTTCTCTGATTCCCTTCATTCCACAGATCAGTTATAAGCCTGATCCCTCTGTCCCGCTGGAACAGGTGCCGGGGCAGTTTGGCCCTGATGGTATCATGATTCTGAACAAGGATTTCAAGCACTTTGAACTTGTGAAGAAGGCCACAGAAGCGGTGATGAAGCTGAAAAACCGGCAGATTAAAAAGGAACTTGATTCCTTGCACCATTTTCCCCAAAACCAGCCGCTTCAGGTAATTTACCGTTATTGCCTGTTGGCAGAATTGGAACGCAGAAAGGTGGTGAAAAATCATGGCAACAATTAAAACTGCAATTCAAATCTATGATCAAATGAGCCGCCCCCTTCAGGCAATGAGCCGGGGGGTAAATACCCTTATCAACGCCATGGAAACGGCCCAAGGCACTTTTGACCATGGGTTTGATTCTTCTGTTCTTCAGCAGGTACGGGAAGATATTGCTGAAGCTACGGTTGGATTTGATCAGATGGAACAGCAGATCAGGCAAGCCGATACTGCCCAGAATCGCTTTAATGACCGTGTTCAGGAAGGTTCTGACAGAGCCGGTGGGTTGCTTCAGCAGATCAAGAATATTGCTGTGGCCGTTGGCGGATTGGCGGCAATTAAGAAACTGGTGGATCTCTCTGACAGCATGGCAAGCACACGGGCAAGGCTGAATCTGATTGTGGATGATGGCGGTTCCGTGGGAGAACTGGAAAAGAAAATCATGGCTTCTGCCCAGCGTTCCAGAGCGTCCTATCTATCCACGGCGCAAGCGGTTTCCCAAATGGGCCTGATGGCCGCTGATGCCTTTTCCAGCAATGATGAACTGATTGCATTCACCGAAACCCTGAACAAGCAGTTTGTCATTGCCGGAGCAAATGCGGCGGGTGCTGAAGCCGCAACCCTTCAGCTCACACAGGCCATGGCTTCCGGTGTTCTTCGTGGTGAAGAACTGAACAGCGTGTTTGAACAGGCCCCCAATGTGATCCAATCCATTGCAGATTATTTGGGGGTTTCCATTGGTGAAATCCGTGGAATGGCCGCAGAAGGACAAATCACGGCGGACATTGTGAAGAACGCCATGTTTGCGGCGGCAGATGATGTGAACGCCAAGTTTTCTTCCATGCCCATGACATGGGGCCAAGTTTTCACCATGGCTTCCAATGTGGCCCTTCAGGTGCTTCAGCCATTGTTGAACGGGATCAACTGGCTTGCCAACAATATTTCCATCATCGGCCCTCTTGTGCTTGGATTGGGTGCGGCTTTTGCTGTGTTTCAGATTGCCGCCCATTGGACACAGATTGCGGCGGCGGCAACGGCCATTTACCATGGTGTTGTGAACTTCCTTTCCATTGGCTTTGGCATTCTTACAGGTAACACGGCGGCGGCTTCGGCGGCGGTGTTCACCTTCAATTCCGCCTTGCTTGCAAACCCCATTGTGTGGGTGGTCATGCTGATCATGGTTTTAATCGCCGCCCTTTATGCCGGTGTTGCGGCCTATAACAAATTCACCGGGGCCGCTGTGTCTGCTACCGGCATTATTGGTGGGGCTTTTGCGGTATTGGGTGCGCACATCCTGAACACCTTCATTGTCCCCCTGCAAAATGCCTTTGCCATGATCGCCAACTTCATTGGGAATGTATTCAATGACCCCGTTGCGGCGGTAAAGGTGCTTTTCTATGATATGTGCCTGACCGTCATTGGATATATCCGTAATTTGGCCCAGGGCATTGAAGATTTGATCAATAAAATCCCCGGTGTAACCGTAGACATTACAAGCGGCCTTGATAACTTTTATGCTGGATTGGAACAGGCCCAGCAGAAAGTAAAAGATAAAGCCGGTTGGGTTGAATATGTTCAAAAAATGGATTTCATTGATTATTCTGATGCCGCTTCCGCTGGTTACAAATTCGGTGAAGGGATCGCTGATAAAATTTCCGGGGCCTTCAGCCTTGATGGGCTGGATGCCTTCAATCTTGGCAACACCCTTGATGGTATCTATGGCAACACCGGGGACACGGCGGGGAACACCGCCGCTATGAGTGATGCCCTTGACATTGCGGAAGAAGATTTGGCCTATTTGCGGGATATTGCCGAGCGTGAAGCAATCAACCGGTTCACCACGGCTGAAATTCATGTTGAACAGCACAATGAAAACCACATTTCCAATGACACCGATCTTGACGGGATCATGGATGCTTGGGCCAATGATTTTGCTGAAAAGCTGGATGTTTCTGAAGAAGGGGTGCATGAGTAATGATCATAGAAAAAGCACGAATGGCGGCAAGGAAGGCACTTGAACGAATGTACCAAGGCCGGGCCACCGTCATTGAGTATCAGAAGATAAAAGACGAATGGGGAATGACCAATTTTCAGGAAGTAACCGTTCTGGAGGATCAACCCTGTAAACTGTCTTTTGAAACCTTAACTTCAAGCACGGGTGATCCCGTGGCTACCGTGAGCCAATCCGTGAAGCTGTTCATTTCCCCTGATGTGGTTATTAAAGCCGGTTCTAAAATCATCGTCACCCAGCATGGGAGAACCACGGAATATTCCAACAGCGGGGTTCCCGCCGTCTACCCCACCCACCAAGAAATCATGCTGACCCTGTTTGAAGGGTGGGCATAAACCTAAACCCCGGATCATAGCCGATCCGGGGTTTCTTCTTTTGGTCAGGTATGCTATACTGAAATTCAAAAGGGGGTGAACCGGTATGGGTAAAGGGTATGTGTATAGATGCCCCAAATGCGGTCATGAAGAAGAACTTCTTTCCGGTGTGGGCTTCATGTCCCCTGTGGAAGCCGATATGGAGCGGGAAAGTATTCTGACGGGTATCTATGGCCCAAAGGCACAAGCGGCCCTTGTAGCCCATCCTGAAGCCCCTGTGAGCGTTCAACGGGCGGTGTACCAATGCAGGGCTTGCGGCAAGCTGGAAAGCCGTCTGGCGGTCACTGTGAAGGCCCCTGTCCGTGTCCCAATCCTTCAGCGGTGTGATTGTGGGGCCACCATGCACCGGATCAGGAGCGGGAAAGATATACTTTGTCCAGCTTGCCGGGAACCCCTGAAGAAAACGGATGTTGTGGCCGTTACCATGTGGGATTGAAAGTTGATTTTCAAGGGGAAAACCGTGTTGCTTTTGTGTTACTAATACCCCCTAAAACGGGGCGATTCCCACAAACGCTAAAATACTGAACTTCCTTGAACTACAAGCGTTAGCGGCTCTATATGACGCTCAAAAATTCAGTGAAAAACTGAACAATTCATGATACAATAAATTTATTACAGAAAGGATGGGCAGAGGATGCAGCAGATTTTGATTTTGGGCGGCGGCGCAGCCGGTCTGGCCGCTGCGCTGGCGGCAGCACAGACCGCAGAGGGCCGCGCACACATCACCGTGCTGGACAAAAACGCGAAGGTGGGCAAAAAGCTTCTGGCCACCGGCAACGGGCGCTGCAATCTCGACAACCGGGACATCACGCCGGAGCGGTATTTCACCAGCAGCCCCAAGGCCCTGCGCCGCCTGCTGAGCGCCGTGGACGAGGCTGCGCCGCTGGCGTGGTTCGAGAGCCTCGGCCTCTACACCCGCACCGACGAGGCCGGGCGGGTGTACCCCTATTCCAATCAGGCGGCGGACGTACTGGCCCTGCTGGAGCACCATCTGTCAAGACTGGGCGTCGAGGTGCGCACCGGCTGCACCGTCCAGAGCCTGAGCCAGAGCCAGAGCCGGGGCGGCTATGCGGTCCAAATCGAGACCGAGGCAGGCCGCGAGACCCTGCGGGCCGACGCCGTCATCTGCGCCATGGGCGGCGATGCCGGCCCCCAGTTCGGCACCGATGGCTTCGGCACCCGGTTCGCCGCCCAGTGCGGCGGACGGATGGCCCCCCTCTATCCCTGCCTGACGGCCCTGCAGTGTGCTCATCCCCGTAAGCCGCTGGCCGGCATCCGGGCCAAGGGCTGCGCCAGCCTGCTGGACGGCGCAGATGGCCGCGTGCTTGCCCGGGAAACGGGCGAGGTGCAGTTCACCGAGTACGGGCTTTCGGGCATCTGCATCATGCAGCTTTCAGGCCTGCTGGCCCCGGGGCGCGGGCCGAAGCGGCCTGTCGCGGCCCTCGACCTCTTCCCTGCTCTGAGTGAAACCGGGCTGGCCGCGCTGTTCGCCCAGCGGGTCGGACTGCTGGGCAGCGAGGCGGCGGAGTTCTGGCTGGGCTTGCTGCCCGCAAAGCTGGGCCGGGCGCTCTGGGCCGATGCCGGTCTGCCTGAAAACGCCCGCGCCCTGCCCGCCTCCGCGTGGCCGAAGCTCGCCGCCACGGCCAAGTGCTGGCGGTTCGAGGGCTTGACGCCCTGCGGCTGGAAGCAGGCTCAGACCACCGGCGGCGGCCTGCTGCTGGACGAGGTAGAGGACGATTTTCAGTTCAAGGGCTGTCCGGGACTCTACTTTGTGGGCGAGACGCTGGACTGCGCCGGCAGCTGCGGCG